CGACCCTCGACGCCTCGCAGACCGAAGAGTTCGACGACAACCAGGAGCAGGTCGAGGCCATTGACGCTCACCTGAAGCGTCTCCGCTCGATGGAGAAGACGTCGATCGACACGACCAAGCTGACGCCGGTCGCTGGCCAGAAGGCCGATGAAGGCGCCGGTACCCGTCAGGGACAGATTCAGGTCAAGACCCAGCCCAAGCTGGATCCGGGCATTGGCTTTGCCCGCCTCGTCAAATGCTTCGGCATGGCCAAGGGCAACGTCCACGACGCGGCTCGCCTCGCCGGCATCCGTTATGGCGAGGACAGCAACGCCTTCGGCACGCTGAAGAACCTCGCAGACCGCGGTTTCCAGGCGATCGAGAAGGCGGAAGTTCCTGCAGGCTCGACCCAATCGGGAAGCTGGGCGGAGGATCTGGTCGGCGACACGACTTCGGCCTTCGCTGACTTCGTGTCGTTCCTGCGCCCGATGACGATCCTCGGCAAGTTCGGCACGAACGGCATTCCGTCGCTGCGCCGAGTTCCGTTCCGAGTTCCGTTGATCAGCCAGACGGCTGGCGGCGAGGGCTACTGGGTAGGCGAGGGCAAGGCAAAACCTCTGACCTCGTTCGACTTCGCCCGCACGACCCTGGAGCCGCTGAAGGTCGCGAATATCGCGGTGCTGACCGATGAGGTCATCCGTGATTCCTCGCCTTCGGCCGAAGCGATCGTGCGCGACCAGCTCGCAGAGGCGCTCAAGGCCCGTCTGGACATCGACTTCATCAATCCTGCCAAGACCGCAAGCGCGGGCGTTTCGCCGGCATCGATCACCAATGGCGCCCCGCATGCCGCGGCGTCGGGCACGGGTGATGCGGACGACGTGCGCGCGGACATCCGCTCGCTGCTGAACGAGTACATTGCGGCGAACAACCCGCCGACGACCGGTGTTCTCGTGATGCGCTCGGACACGGCGCTGGCGCTGTCGATGATGGTCAATGCGCTCGGTCAGAGCGAGTTCAACGGCATCGGCATGAACGGCGGTATGCTGCTTGGCATCCCGGTCATCACCTCGGAGCATGTCCCGGCTGGTGTGGTGGCGATGATCAACGCGGCCGATGTGTATCTGGCCGACGAAGGCGGCATCCGCCTCGATATGAGCCGCGAGGCTTCAATCGAAATGCTCGACAGCTCGCTGACGGGTGACTCGATCGGCGTGGTGCCGGGAACGGCTGCTTCGACCGTCTCGCTGTGGCAGACCAACAGCGTCGGCTTCCTCGCCGAGCGCACGATCAACTGGGCACGTCGCCGCACTTCTGCGGTCGCGTACCTGACTGGCGTGGCTTGGGGCGGTCCGGTCAACGACCTGAGCTGAGTGTAACGAGCGGCGGGCTTCGGCTCGCCGCCCTTTTTCAAGGAGACGGGAATGGCCCACCGCACTGTCTATGCCACCAAGAGCAGGCGCTATGGAACGCGCATGCTGACCGCTGGTGAGCCCCTGTACCTCTCAGGGCCTGCTGCACGCGCTATCTTGGCGCTCGGTCGCGCTACGAAGACGGCACCGCGGGCCAAGATAGCTCAAGCCGATGCGCCGACGCCGTCCAGCACTGGCGACGACCTGGCCGCACTCCGGGCTGAGTACCGCGAGAAGCTGAGCAAGAACCCCTTCAACGGCTGGGATGCTGCTACCCTGCGCGAGAAGATCGCAGCGGCGTGACGGGGAGCCTCGCTTACCGCAAGAACCAGGCCGCGATCTTCCGCGGCGAAGTTCCAGAGAAGTACACCCGCATCCTTCCCTTCGTCACTGGCGAACATGTGATCGAACTCGGCTCAGCCGAGGGCGTGCTTGCGCTGCTGATGGCCAAGGAGAGCAGGGAGGTCACCGCGGTTGAGCAGAACCGCGAACGCCACGTTGAGGCGCTGAGACTGGCCAGCAAGTGGCGAGTGGCAGGCGTCGAGTTCGTCAACGGGTCGATCGGCGACAGCATCGCTTTGCTGGACGGCAAGGACACGCTCGTGGCGGTGCGGATGGTCTATTACCTGCGCGAGACGATTGATGCGGTATTCGCGGAGATTGCCGAGCGCATTCCGACCGTGGTTCTCTGTGGCAACCGCAACCGTGCCGACAACTGGCGCGCTGGCACGCCGCATGAGCCGCTAGGGGATTTCAACCGCTACGCCTCGCTTGAGGGTATGCGGGACCTGCTTGAGCGCCATGGATATCGAATTGCCGAGGAAGTGACCGATGGCGACGAAATCGTTGTCGGTGTTATGGATCGCCCCGCAACTGATCAGGTTCAAGATATCGCCGCTTGATGGGCTTCAGGGCGTTGTCGGTGGTGACTGGGACCTCACGCGACGCTTCCCGTTGGCGGAGGCCGTCAAGCACCGGGCGATTGCTCAGCGATACCGCGGCGGTGCGGCGTGGGAAGACACGGACCTGTTCCGCCACGCCTACGCAGGGAGGCTTGGCCGGCGCGAGAGCGTGCGTGGCTGCGCGTCAATGAGAGCGCTGCTCGAGCAATATTATAGCCGCGTGGACGGCATGTTCGAGGACATGAAAAGCCGCGGGTTCGATGCGGAGGCAGGGCCTTTGCCCACCTTTCTGATCGGCCGCGACGGGAATGTATTCATCGGGAACCAGGGCAACCACCGCCTCGCCATGGCGCAGGTGTTGGGCTTGGACCGGATTGCTGGAAAGGTCGTATGCACCCACTCGAAGGCGTAAAGCCTATTCCGGCAATGACGACCGATGCCGAGCGGTCGTTATACTATCGGCTAGCAAAGGAGGCTGGTGAAGGCGCGATCGTGGAGTTCGGCGCGTGGTTAGGCGCTTCAACGGCCTATATCGCGGCTGGCGTTCGGGATTCTGGCGCTGACCGCAAGGTGCAGGTCTATGACAAGTTCCTGTCGAAACCCGGGCACGCGCGGAAGGTCGAGGCGTTCTACGGCAAGCACGGTGGGGCGATCCCCATCGGGCCGAGCCTCCAGCAGTTCAAGGCCAATCTCGGGCCGCTGATCGATCATGTGGAGGTTCACCAGGGGCAGATTGAGGACCTGCAATGGAGCGGTGGCCCCATTGGCGTCCTGATCACCGATGCGCCAAAGCGTGTACCTCAGATTTCGCCCGTGCTGACCGAACTACGGGAGGCATTGCAGCCGGGTGCGATCATGGCGTGGCAGGACTTCTGCCACTTCCCGAGCTATGAAATTCCGGCGTGCCTGTATCGGCTTCGGCATCACATCGAGTTCGTCGAAGCGGTGGTGCCGGGGACGACGCTGGTGTTCCGGGTCAAGTCGCAATGGAACGCGTCGGAGGTCTCACTCAAAGCGCTCTCGCTTGACCGCTGGTCACCCGAAGAGATTGCCGAAGCATGGGAATATTGGTCCTCATTCGTACCTGAAGAAAAAGCCCCGCTATTTCAGTGCGGAGCGGCAATGTTTCTGTGCGACTCGGGTCACCCAAGGGAGGCGGTAGAGCGCCTTCGTCCGGTCATGACTAACGATGCGGTCGCGAAGAAATGGGAATATCTGCGCACAAACCGGCCTGACTTCGTGGTTCGCTATGCGCCGCTGTTCAAGCAAATGGCCAAGGCCGCGTGATTACCATCCTGACCTGGCTGTGGAAGCAGCCGAACGGCCGAACCGCGTACACCGCTGATCATGTGAATATCTGGGCCTCGATGGTCTCGCGCAATCTCGCGATGCCGCACGAGTTGGCCTGCGTGACCAACATGCCTAGAGGCATTGATCCGAAAGTCAGGATCATCACCCCGCCGGGTGAGTTTGAGGATGTGACGACGCCGCGGTGGGCCAATGGCCGACCGAGTTGCTTTCGCCGGCTCGCGATGTTCCGCCGCGATGCAGCCGCCATGTTTGGCAAGCGGTTCGTGTGCATGGATCTGGACGTGGTGATTGGTGGGCCGCTGGATCCGCTGTTCGATCGCTCGGATGATCTGGTCATCTTCAAGGGGACGGCCCCCAACCGCCCGTACAATGGCAGTATGATCCTGATGACGGCTGGATGCAGGCCGCAGGTGTACGAGAAGTTCACGCAGGACGGAGCAATCGAAGCGGGGCAGCTATACACCGGCTCGGATCAGGCATGGCTCGCGCATATTCTCGGTTACGGCGAGGCGACGTGGAGCGAAGCGGACGGGGTGCACTGGCACGGCTCGCGTCCGATGCGGACCGAGACCGAGCCGCGGGTTCTGTTCTTCCCCGGCACGCTCAAGCCGTGGTCGCTCGTTCACATCAACAAGTTCGTCCGAGCAAATTATCGCGTCACGAATGAGAGGGAGGCCGCCTGATGCAGTTGTTCGGCTTCACCATCTCCCGCGGTGCAGAGAAAAAGGCCCTCAGCCCTGTTGCCGAGGGGCGCGGTGGCTGGTGGCCAGTCATTCGGGAATATTTCCCCGGCGCTTGGCAGCAGAACGCCCCACCGATTAGCCCGGACAGCGTGCTGGCAAACCATGCCGTCTTCGCCTGCCAAACCCTGATCGCGAGCGACATTTCAAAACTTCGGGTCAAGCTGGTCGCGCAGGATAGCGACGGCATCTGGAGCGAGGTCAAGAACCCAGCGTATTCGCCTGTACTGCGGAAGCCGAACGGATATCAGAACCGGATTCAGTTCTTCGAGAATTGGGTGCTGTCAAAGCTCCAGCGCGGCAACACCTACGTCCTGAAGCGCAGGGATGGGCGTGGCGTCGTCGTTGGTCTCTATGTGCTTTCGCCGGATCTGGTGACGCCGCTGGTCTCGGATAGCGGTGAAGTGTTTTACGAGCTGCGCGCGGACAATCTGAGCGGCGTGGGGGAGCAGATTGTCGTCCCCGCTCGCGAGATCATCCACGACCGGTTCAACTGCTTCTTCCACCCGCTGGTCGGGCTGTCGCCGATCTTCGCTAACGGGCTCGCAGCGACGCAGGGCATCGCGATCCAGAACGCCAGCACGAAGCTGTTCCAGAACGGCGCTCGCCCCGGTGGTATCCTGACAGCGCCAGAAGCGATCAGCGACGAGACCGCGGTGCGGCTCAAGGAATACTGGGACGCGAACTTCAGTGGTTCGAACGCCGGCAAGGTCGCGGTTCTAGGCGATGGCCTGAAGTACGAAGCGATGTCGATGAAATCGACTGACGCGCAGTTGATTGAGCAGTTGAAGTGGACAGCCGAGGTCATCTGCTCGACCTACCACGTTCCGCCCTACAAGATCGGCGTGGGCGATCTGCCCAGTTACAACAACGTTCAGGCGCTCAACACCGAGTATTACTCGCAGTGCCTTCAGGTGCTGATTGAGGCGATCGAGCTATGCCTAGATGAGGGCTTGGCGACTGGTGAAACGCTAGGCACCGAGTTCGACATCGACAACTTGCTGCGCATGGACAGCGTGACCCAGATGCAGGTCCTGAAGGAGGGCGCCGGCATTCTGAAGATCGATGAGATGCGCGCCAAGCTCGACAAGAAGCCCACCGCGGGTGGTGACGCTGTTTATCTGCAGCAGCAAAACTACAGCCTCGCGGCCCTCGCGAAGCGGGATGCGCAGGAAGACCCGTTCGGCACCGCCGCACCGGCACCGGCCCCGGTTGAAGAAGTCGCCAATGACAATGAGGAAGCGCGCCGTGCTGCGCTCGCCCTCTTCGAGAAAGATCTGCGGGAGGCCTTGAATGCTTGACACCAAGGCTCTCGCCGAAGCGACGGCTGCCATCGTAAAGCAGCACGTTGAGGCGGCGACGGCCCCGCTGCTCGCACGTATTGCGGCGCTAGAGGAAGCCAAGGCGGACACGCCTGATTTCGTCGCGATGGTCGCGGGTGAGGTTTCGAAGCTGCATATTCCGGCCGCGCCGGAGCCCATCGCTCCAGACATGGATGCCATTGGGGAACTAGTCGAACGCGCTGTGTCGGAACGGGTGAAGGCGATCCCTGCGCCGAAGGATGGCACGAGCATCACTCTCGACGATGTGCGTCCCCTGATCGAGGAAGGCGTCGCAAAGGCTGTCGCTGAAATCCCGGTGCCAACCAACGGCGAGCCGGGCAAGGATGGGGCTGGGATCGCTGATCTGGTGATTGATCGCACCGGCGGGCTCGTCGCGACGTTCACCGATGGCCGCATGAAAGAGCTTGGCCAGGTCGTCGGCAAGGATGGGCAGGACGGTGAGCCCGGCAAGGATGGTCAGCACGGCATGGGGCCGGAGGACATCGGCCTGACCTTGATGGAGGATGGGCGCACGCTGCGCTTCAGCTTCGACAAGGGCGATACCGAGTACGCTTTTCAAATCCCATTTCCGGTCATGATCTACCGCGGTGTCTGGCAGGATGGCCAGGCTTACGAGGAAGGCGACACGGTCACTTGGGGCGGCTCGCTATGGCACGCCAACAAGGGAACGGCCGGCAAGCCTGACGGCGGTGACTGGACCCTTTGCGCCAAGAAGGGGCGCGATGGGAAGGACGCCAAGTAATGGCCGCGCTGATCACGCTCGAGGAAGCGCGCACGCACCTTCGGCTCACCGAGGATGAGTTTGAAGACGCGGATATCGCAGCGACGGTCACGTTCCAGGCCGAGGCTGCAAGTGATATTGTGATCGACTATCTCAAGCGCCCTGATCACGAATGGACGGAAGCGGATGCACCGGCACTGGTGAAGGCCGCGATCCTTCTCGTTCTCGGGGCACTGTTCGACAATCGAGAGGGCGGAGACCCAATCAGCGATGCAGTAAAATCCTTGCTGTGGCGCTACCGGGACCCGGCACTCGCATGAAGGCCACCCCGCGCAAGCACAAGATCGTGATCGAGCGCAGCGGGCCGCCAGTAGATGACGGAATGACGACGCAGCCTGGTGCTTTCGCGCCATATCTAGCCGCGAACGCAGCCATAATCTGGGGCAGTGGCAACGAACAGAGGAAGGCGGCGCAAGAAGGTGGTGCGCAGGTCGCGACATTCGAGGTGCTGAGCAACTCCAAGACCCGCACTATCAGCGTCACTGATCGCATCCGCTACCCGGTGTCAGATGCGGACCAGAGTGTCTGGCCTATTTGGGATATCCAAGCCGTGTCCGATTTGGGGTTCAACGAGGGCGTGCGCGTGACGGCGCAACGGGCGGCTGAGTAATGCGCCCCGCCTTGCGTTCCCGCTTGCTGGCAAACGGGACGATTACCGGACTGGTGGCCACGCGCGTTGATTGGGGACTGCGGCCGGCCAATTCTGCGCTCCCTGCGATCGTGCTGACTAAGGCCGCGCCTGGGCAGGACTGGACGTTCAAAGGCCCCGATACGCTGATCAACCCATGGGTGCAGTTCGATTGCTACGGCGCGACGCAGGTAAGCGCGCTCGCTGTCGCAGACGCGCTTCAGGCCGAAATGCAGAGGCTGACAGAAGTCACGGTCGGCGGGTGGAAGTTTCTGCCCCCTGCCATTCTGGTGAGCGACGACGGACCTAATCCGGAGGATATGATCGGCGGCGGTGTCGCCTACCGTATCCGGCATGATTACCAGTTCTGGGTGCGCCCCGCGTGATCAAGATGGATCAGGTCGATGGCCTGAAGGAACTCGACAAACTGCTAGGGGAGTTGCCGCGGACCGTCGCGCGTCGGGAAATGCAGCAGGACGGCATCGGGGCGCTCAAGCCATTCGTGGATGCGTGGAAGGCGGCGGCTCCGGTGGACGCAGACCCGGCAAGCACGCCAAAGCGCCCGCCCGGCACCTATCGCGACAGCATCCACGCTGGAACGCGATTGAACAAGTCACAGGCGCGCACCGCACGGCGTGAGGGCAAGAGCTTCGCCGAAGTCTACGCGGGCACGAACGATCCCGCTGGCGTGCAGACCGAGTTCGGCAATGCCCATCAAGCTGCGCAGCCCGCGGGGCGCCCGGCATGGGACGCGACACAGCAAGAAGTTCTGCGGGGCGTAGGCGGGCGCATGTGGACCCGCATCGAGAAGGTCCGCGCCAAGCAAGCGGCAAAACTGGCGAAAATCAAGTAATCTACAAGGAGCGACGTGATGGCGAATACGACGATCGGCTGGAGCGCCGAACTGTGGATCGACAATGACGGCGGCACGCCGACGCAGGTGGCGGAAGTCATCAGCATCAGCCTGCCCAACCCGCAGGTGGCAGAGGTGGAGGCAACCCACTTCAAGAGCCCGGGTCGAGCCCGTGAGTATATCACCGGCCTGATCGAGAATGGCGAGATCACCTTCGGCATCAACTACGACGCTGGCTCCGCAACGGACACGCTGATCAACAGCGCGCTCAACGACGATCAGCCGCGCGAGATCATGGTCTCGGTTCCGACCGTGTCGGGCGTGAACCAGGAATTCACCTTCCCCGGCATCGTCAAGGGCTACGAGAAGACGATCCCGATCGATGACCGCCAGACGGCGACGATCACGATCCGCGTCGCTGGTGCGGTGGTGCAGGCGGCTGCTTCCTGATGCTGCCTGACAATCCTCTCCGCGGCGAAACCTCGCTCGAGATCGGCGGGGAATCGTATCTCCTGACATACGACGTGTCCGCCTTCATCTATGCCCAGCAGGCAACGGGCATGAAGATGACGGAACTGGTGTCGAAGTTCAGCGAGGATGCGGACGACCTCGTTGTCCTACGAGCCATCTTCTGGGCGGGACTCCAGCGCGCGCACGAGATGCCGATGAGCGCCGTGGACGATCTGCTCTCGACCTGCGGACCTGCCAAGGCGAGGCTCGCGGTATCGGAGGGCCTTGCTGCAGCGTTCGGCGGGCCAGAGGAGGCTAGGGAGACGGGAAAGGCTCCGAAGCCTCAGGCGAAGCGTGGAACTGGCTAGATCACTACGAGGGGTGGTGCGAGGCGGGTTGGCCACCCGATGATTTCTGGCATCAAACGCCGCGACTGCTCAACCGCGCTCGGAACGGGTATCAGAGCCGGGTCGATATCGCCATCACGCTAGCCGGAGGAAAGCGGAAGCCCGCTGCGCCGGCTCAGTCGCAGAAGCAGACCCCGCAGCAAATGCTCAGCATTCTAACCTCGTGGCAGGGGGCTACGGCGCATCTCGGCTGAGATCAGCTATCGTCGCCTGATCGCAAACGCCTGCGCACAATCTGATTGTGAAGCACTAGCGCCAAAGGGAGCGGGACGACCGCACAGGCGATCGCGCCTAGACTAAAGAACAACTGCGTCCCCGGCGGCGCAACGAAAATAGCCGTGTAGAGCAGAAACGCGCCAGCAGCGAAGCCCACGATCACGAGGGCATCCACAACCAGCATCCGCAGCAGTTCGCCTGTCGTCATGGCGAAGCTTCATAATCACGAGGGGCGTTCATGGCAAATGGCGGCTTGATCGGCGCGCTCCGAGTAACGCTCGGGATAGACACCGCGCAATTTGAGGCGGGGACCAAGCGCGCGAGAGGGATTGCCCGCCGTGACGCGACGGCGATTCAGCAAGAGCTTTCGAAGATCCGGAGTGGGTTCAACACCCTCCTGACCGGTGTCGCCGCCACGGCGCTGGTCGCGGCCGGCAAGCGGGCGTTGGATTATGCTTCTTCGTTGGGGGAGGTGGCGCAGCAGGCTGGCGTTTCTGCGAAAGAGCTTCAGGAATACCGGTACGCGGCATCGCAGGCCGGCATCACGTCCGATGAAATGGACAAGGCGCTTGCCAAGCTCACCAAGACAATGGGCGAGGCGCTAGCTGGAGAGAAATCGCAGGTAGCCGCATTCCGTGAGCTTGGCGTTGCACTTCAGGATGCGAATGGGCGCGTCTATACCGCGGGTGAGCTGATCCCGAAGCTGGCCGACGCTTTCGCCAAGATCGAAGATCCGGCGAAGCGCGCTCGGCTGCAAACCGACCTGTTCGGAAAGTCGGGCCAGAAGCTAGACACTCTTCTGGCGGGTGGCTCAAAGGCCATCAATGAGTTGCGCGACGCTGCGCACAGGCTCGGTATCGTCCTGTCCGATGAGCAGATCCAAAACGCTGACAAGACGGCGGATAAGCTTTCCGAGCTGAAGCAAGTCCTCGAGGCGCGCATTGCCGGGGTAGTGGCCGACAATGCGTCGGCAATCGCTGGCCTCGCCGATGCGTTGTTCAGGCTGGCCGCTAGCGCAGCTCAGGTTTCTGAAAAGCTTCCTGGCGCACTCACGATTGCTGCTGGGGCCGCTATCGGCGGGAAGGTGGGCAAAGCTCCCGGCGCGCTACTCGGCGGATTGGCTGGCCTCACCTACGAACTGTACGACCGCAGTCAGAACGACACATATGGCGTTAAAGGCATGTCGAATGCCGATTTGGCCAAGCGGGCGCGCAAGCTAGCGGGTGAGGTGAGGGGCGGTCGTAACGATGAGACTGCCAACAATGTTGCTAGCGCCATCAATCAGGAAGTTGCGCGCCGAATTGCGGCCCGAAACGCGCCCAAGCCGACACCTCAAGCTGCGGTGGGCGATGGCGCGCTCCCCGTGGCGAGCGGCAGCGGAGGAAGGAAGCCAAAGCGCGGCCCCAAGGATCGCAGCTCGGAATATCTCGAGCGCTTCAACCGCGAGATGGCCTCACTCAATGATGAGGAACTGCGCCTCAAGCAGGACATCACCACTGACGTTCGCGAGCGTGCGCGGTTGGAGCATCTTCGGATCGAGACCGAGGAAGCCGCCTACAATATCGATGTCGATAGCCGAGAGAAATCCGGGGAACTGACGAAGGCGCAGGCTGAAGCGCTTCGGCTCCAACATGCGCAGAATGCCCAGAAGCAGCACACGCTCGTCAATTGGGAACTCGACGACCAGTTGACCGAGCAGGAGCTAGACCTGAAGCGCTCGGTGATCGAGATCGATACCGAGGTGCTTCGCAATCAGCTCGATGCTGCCCGCACGCAGGAAGATCGGCGCCGCATCCAATTGCGCATCCTCGACAAAGAAATCGAGATGGAGCGTGCCGCGTTGGAGGCCGTCAAAGCGCGGCACGCCACGACTGATATCGAGTACCAGATTGCCGAGGCCAAGCTGAAGCAGCTCGACAGCACCCGCGGTGCCCGAGAGGCAGCCGTCAAGCGCGACACGATGGGTCCGCTCGAGCGATATGTGGACAGCCTGCCCAAGGACGCCAAGGAACTCAACGAGGCCTATCAGTCTGTCGCGGCCGAAGGTCTCCAGTCTCTCAACGACGGACTTGCCGATGCGATCCTGCAAAGCAAATCGCTCGGGGACGTCTTCGGCAACATCGCCGACCAGATCATCAACGACCTCGCCCGGATTGCTATCCAGCAGGCGATCATCAAGCCGCTCGCCAAGATGCTGTTTGGTGAGGGAGGGAACGGGTCTGGAGGTGGCGGAATTCTCTCCGCGATCGGGTCGCTGTTTGGAGGTGCATCCGGAGGCGGGAGCGGGTCGAAGACGACCAACCTTCCCAAGCTCGCCACTGGAGGCTCATTCAAGGTTGGCGGTCTTGCAGGGACTGACCGAAACGTACTGGCCATCAACGGAATCCCGCGCGTACGCGTGTCGGCTGATGAAAAGATCAATGTCGAGCGTGCCGGACAGGACAATGAGCGCCCGATCGTCGTCTATGTGACGGGCGAGGAGGGGGCCGCATTCGTGCCTCGCGTCGCAGGCATTGCGGGTACGCAGTCAGCACAAGTTGTCGCTGGAACGGTAAGGCGCCAGGCCCGCGCGGGTCGGGCTCGACTGGCCTAGCATGGCAAGCATTGACCTGACCTCACTGCGGATCGCATCCGCGGTACCAACGCCCTATGCCTTTTCGGGTTGGCGTCAGCCCGGATTGGGCGGGGCGCTTTCCTATGAGGGTCGTCTCGGTGACCGATGGATGATGACGGTTCGCACGCCGATGATGAAGGTCGAGCCGGATTGGCGTCGGCTGTCGGCGCTGTTCGACGATGCGGAGCGGTTAGGTGGAATTATCGAAATCCCACAACCAGACTTCAACGTCGGTGCGCCCGGTACGCCACTGGTGTCCGCGACGACGGCAAGCGGGCGGTCGATCCCGATTGACGGCCTGACGCCGAACTACGCGATCAAGGCCGGGCAATGGCTTAACTACACCAAAGGCGGGGTGATCTACGCCGACCGTGTCGCAGAGCAGGTGATTGCGAACGGGAGCGGGCAGGCGACAGTTCGGCTGCGCAACCTTCTGCGCGTCTCGCTCGCAGATGGGGATGTGATCGAGTTGGGCGGCCCCAAAATGGAGGGCGCGATTCAGGTCACGTCCCGACCGCCGCTTGAGGTCGAGCGGGTAACCTCGATCGAGTTCACTGTGACGGAGTTGAAGTGATGCAGCGCATCGTCATCGCGGCTGTCATGCTTGCCGAGCTACCGGGTCATACGGCCTATCTTAGCGACGGGGGCATGGTGGTTGTCGATGGCAATACGTACACCAGTGAAGATAGCGTCCTAGGAGTTCCTGTCGGGTTCGAGAGCCTGAACGAAGGGGTGGGCGACGAAGCGCCAGCGGCGGCAATCACGTTCAACCCGCCCAGTGGCGTGGCATCGTCAACGCTGAATGACCCCGCGTTGGCAAACGCCCGCATTCGCATTTCAGTTGTCGAGATCGATGAGGATGATGGGACCGAGGTTGGCGATGCCGAGCAGGTCGCGGATTTCATCATCGATAATCCGTCGCTCAAATTCGAGAACAACGCGCGCCAGCTTGAGTTCTCGTGCGTCTCTAATGCTGAACGACTGTTCCTCATCAACCAAGGCAACTGCCTATCGCCTTCGTTCCACGAGCAAATCTGGCCGGGGGAAAAGGGTCTGGCGAATGCGTCGGGCGTGGCTCGCTCCGTGGCTTGGGGCGCTGCATCGGCGCCGCGTGGATCGAGTTCGGGCGGCGTAGTAGGTGGCGGAAGCGGCGATGGTGGCGGCATGTACTACCCGGCGCCGATCGAATGAACCTCAACGAACGCGTGAGCCGCACCGCGGAAGTGATTGAGCGCTTTCGGGACAAACCGTTCGCGTGGGACACGCGGGGCAACTGCATTCACCTCGGCAAGGCGCAGGCCAAGGCGTTGAAGGTTCGGACGCCCACGGTTCCAAGGTTCTCCACCTATGCCGGAGCAGTCAAAGCACTCAAGGCTACAGGCTACGACAGCCTCGAAGCGCTTTTGGACTCGCTCTTCCCGCGCATCGCGCCAGCAAGGTTGATCGTTGGGGACATCGCCATGCTTCCCGGCCTCGCCCCGTTCAATGCGCTGGTCATCGCGGCGGGCGGGCAAAAGGTGCTCGGCTGGCACGAGGCCGATATGAGCCGCATGCTCCCGATCGAGGTGAGCAAGGCGGAGTTCGTTGCTGCGTGGGCTGTAGGACGATGAGCGGCGTCTTCAGGGCAGTCGGCAAGATCGCCGGCGTCGTCGCAGCCGTTGCACTCACGGCTGGCACGCTAGGGGTCGGGTCAGTCGCCACAGCGGCGTTACTGACCAAGATCGGCACGATTGCGGGCGCCGCGGCGGCCGGCGCCAGCATCGGCGCACAGGTCACGGCGAAGCGCCCCCCCCGCTATGTCGGTTCCGTGGCCGAAATTCAAATCGGTGCGGACATGCCTGCGCCCATGATGCTGGGGAACACGTACAGCGGCGGCAACATCGTGCATCAAGTCGGATACGGCCCGACCGTCAATGATGTTCCGAATACCCAGCTGTTCATGGCGACGGTCTACTCGGTCGGCGGCCCGATTGAATCGATCGATACTTATTATGCCGACTTTGCGGAAATCGGGGTAGGCGCTCCGGGCGGAGACGGCGTGCGAGCTGCGACAGGGTACTTTTCAAGCTTCATGCACCTGTACCCCCAGTTGGGGGCTAAGCCGGAATCGTCCGCTCTCAAAGCACCAGCACACTGGACCCCGTCGACCCCACCTGATTGGGGGGCGGGCTACAAGTTGTCGGGTATGGCCGCGGTGGGATGGGCGCTGCGCTGGGACAGCAAGAACGGTAAGTATGCCTCGGGGGCGCCCCAACTGGGCATTCGGGGCAAGGGCGTCAAACGGTATGACCCGCGGCTCGACGACACTTACCCCGGTGGAGATGGTGCGCACCGATGGGCAGACCCAAGAACCGAAAAAGCAGATTTCGATACCGCGTCTGGCACATGGGAATGGACCGACAGTCCCGGCATCCATGGCCTCAACTATGCGCTCGGGACATGGGAGCGCAACGTAGCGGATGGAGATAGCGAATACCGGCTGGTCTATGGCATCGGCATCCCGTGGGACGGCATAGTTGTAGACGATTTCGTCGAGTTGGCGAATGTCTGCGAAGAGAACGAATGGACCTGCAACGGCGTCATCTGGGAGCCCGGCGACAAGTGGGCGAACCTCAAGCGCATTCTTGAATCGGGCGGGGCAGAACCTTGCTTCAAGGGCGGTAAGCTTGGTCTCAAGATCAGCGCGCCGCGCATCGCACTCGACACGATCACGCGCGATGACCTCGTGGAAGGAGCGATCACGGTTGCAGGCGGCCAGCCGTGGCGCGATCGGTTCAACACCGCGATCCCCAAGTGCATTAGCCCAGCACACAAATGGCAGGCACAGCAATCAACGATCGAGTTGGCCGTATCGGACTGGGTGACCGAAGATGGCGAGGTCAAGCGGCAAGAGGTGCCGTTCGATCTGGTCAACGACTTCGATCAGGCTGCCCAGCTCGCGGCATATCGACTTTATGACGGTCGCGAGGCAGGGCCGATCACGCTCCCGCTCGGGTCGCGGATGCGTCGCTACAAAGGCGGCGACTTGCTGACCCTGTCGGCTGACCTTGTGGCAGATTTCGGGTTGGCAGAGGCGAACGTTGTCGTCCTTAGGCGCGAGGTCGATCCCGCATCGATGACCTGGAACTTCACGTTCATGACCGAAACTGCGGCGAAACACGCGGCTGCCTTGGCAGCGAACGGGGCGGCGCCGGATGCGATCTCGATCCCGTCCACCGAAGAACTGGACAGCATTATCAATGGTCCGAAGTTGGCAGGCCTCAAATCAACTGGTCTGAACGCCACCGATGCGACTGGCGGCGCCGCGACTATCGCATTCCAATGCCCGGTCTCCATCGGCTGGAGCTTCCTTGAGATCTGGCACAACACGACGGACAATTTCGGAACTGCCACCTATGCCGCAGGCCCTGGGGCCATCACGGGCGCTCTGGGCGAAGGCAAGTCAGAAACTGTGTCGGGCATAGGCGCAGGGACCCGATACTTCTGGGTGGTTACCTACGACGACACCAGCACGCAGTTGACGCGCACTGAAAGCGTGAGCGCCGTCATTACCTGAAGCGGAGTCCTACATGATCAAAACTGCAACGGTCCCCTTGCGGGGGGTCCGAACGAACGCGCTTGTCGTTCCCATCTCTCTTCGCGGCATGGATCTTACAGGGGCCGTGCTGAGTGCCGTCGTGTTGCAGGACTGGGACAATGACCCGGCAAGCCCTGAAATCACGCCTACGGTTACCCTCGATAGCGTTGAAGATGACGATGGAACGCCAGTCAGTCACCTGACCATGACGATCGCGAAGGCGGATATGGAAAGTGTCCCCGCCCCTGCCGAGGTCGGCGAGGATGTCGAGTGGGTGTGGTATTTCGATATTCAGACTGACGCGGGTGACGAAAATACGCAGGCAAGGTACTTTGAGGGCAAGTTCCTAGTCGGGGGGAGCGCCGGGGGCGTCGGCTCGCTAGGTGCCATTCCCGCAACGTTGGTGCAACAAAGCATCGTCGTTGATATGTCTGGGGTTGTCGCCGGAGCGACTGGCCCCGCAGGTCCCGCAGGCCCGACGTACCTAACCCTTGCCACGTTCAAGGCAGCGCCGATCTCAAACGAGCGCCAATCGCTCAACGCGTCGGGTATCGCGCCGGGTGACTTCTTCTGGACGCCTGGCGACTACACCGGTCTCGCCGACGACATCAACATCATCAAAGCTGACAGCACAGCGCTGAGCGTTGGTGCGTGGGTGCGCCAGCAGGCCGATCAAGTCGCGCTCAACAAGACGAGCGTTGCCGATGCGGTACGGCCTAACATGCTGACCTTCGGCTCGCCAACCGGTGCCAGCAATGTGGTGACAGCTTTTAACGCGGCAAAGGCAGGGGGTGATGTCGTCCGCTTCACCG